CATCAAGAAAGTGTTTTGCAGAAATGCTGGATGGTTTCGCAATATTCAAAAAGAAACACCCACATGCAATCTACTACCTGCATACAGAGCCATTGGGAATAGACAATAAGAGTTTCAACATTCCAGAGAAATGTAACCAGCTTGGCTTGAAAATGGGCAAGGACATATTCTTACCGGACGCATATCAAAAGTTTGTTGGATACAGCGATCAATGGATGGCAGATATGTATAGCGCGTTAGATGTTCACATGCTGGCTTCAATGGGTGAAGGATTTGGAATACCTACATTAGAAGCGCAGGCGTGTGGAACTCCCGTAATTGTAAGTGGCTGGACTGCATCGGAAGAACTCTGTTTTTCTGGGCATGTCATAGATAAATCTGATGCACATAAACTTTATACAGGTATCGCTTCTTATCAATGGATACCATCGCCAGAAGTAATAGCGCGTAAATTGGCACTTGAATATAACAAACCATCGCCACGTAAAAGGGCACATGAAAAAGCACAGGAATACAGTATTGAGAACGTAACTGAAAAATACTTCAAACCGATAATAAAAGCCATTGAAGATGGATTGATAGAAGCAAGAGAAAGAATGGCTAAAGGCGTAGCGGAGTTATCACAATGAAAAACACACTCATAATTCAACAGAGTTTCGGGCATGACGTTTTTCAGGATATGATGCGATTGACAATTCAACGACATATGGCTTATGCAAGAGCACACAGAATGGATTATTGGTCAATCAACGGTGAGATACATCCAGAATTATATCCTGGTGGTTGGGGAAAGATATGGTTGATAAAAGATGCGTTAGACAGGGGATATGAATATATCTCATGGATAGATGCAGACGCGGCGATATTTGACTTTGAGGCGGATCTTCGGGATGCACTGAAAGATAAACCTTTCGATATTGGGGCTTGTGTCCATGACGCGGATTGGTTTAAAGAGTTACATATACCAAAGCATATGAACGTAGGCGTTCTTTACGTAAGGGCTTCTGATAGATCAATAAAGTTTATCAATGAATGGCTCGCTTCTTATCCGGGTGATAAACGGTGGATGGAGCAGGGAGCGTTTAACGATATGGCAGAAAACAACAAAGTGGTTGGCGTGGTAGATGATAAATGGAATGCAACGGTAAATGTAAACATGGTCGATAAATTAGTTGTCAAGGGTTATCACGGAGTACAGCCACTAATAAATAGATTCGGGCTTATGAGAGCTGATATGTTAGAGGATCACATTAATTTTAGGATTTGATTATGGCAAGAACGGGAACAGACACATTGATTGCAACCCTACGGGGATTCTGCAATCTTGGCACAGATGATTACACACTTGGTACAAGCACATTCTGGTCAGATGATAATATACAAACAACGCTCGATAGACACCGCACAACCGTTGTCAGAGAAGAACTAACTGAAATTACCAATCTCACAAGTGGCGGAACAGTTGAATATAAAGAGTTTCGCAGTGGGTACGGGAACTTTGAGGAAACAACGGGCGGCACAACAATATTCTGGATAGAAAACTCGGAAGGTGGTGATCTCGGCACTTCTCTCTATTCCGTAGATTATGCGCTCGGAATAGTAACTTTTGATGCAGATCAGGCAGGGTCAAGCCGTTATCTAAACGGCAGGTCGTATGACCTGAACATGGCAGCGTCAGATATATGGCGTATGAAAATGGGGGCTTATGCAGAAGCGGTTAATTTCAAAACAGATAATATGAGCGTTGATAGGGGCAAACTTATTGACCACTGTACTCAAATGTCAAACTTCTATGCCTCACAAGGTAAATCCAAAACACTGGATATTACAAGGATGGATTCTTACTAATGACAAAAGTTTATACATACTTAGGTGACGAATTAATACGTATAGAAAATCACTATCTTGGCGTAATGGAACATGCAGAAGTATTAACCCATGACGGAGAAATATTTACGGCATCTCACTTTTGGTCTGATGTGGCTAATGGTGGCACTGTGATGATGTCAGGAATTATTCCAGAGGGCGTATTTCCTCATCCAGTATATTCTGCGTATGTTAGCGGTGATAGTAAGTTTGAGATTGTCGAAGGCGGAACACTAACTGGCGGAACGACTGTTATTGCGTATAACAGAAACAGAAACGCGGATGTTCTTTCAGTGGCACTTCCGAAACATAGCGGAACACTCACTGGTGGAACGGTAATATATCAATCGTTCATACCTGGAGGCGGGAAGAACTTTGGTGGTGGTGGTGGTAAACGCGCAAACTCCGAATGGATTTTTCACGACGACAGAACACATACTTTACGGGTAACTAACCTGTCTGGCGGAACAGCGTTTATCTCAATTCAAAGCGTATTTTATGATGGCGGACCTGATGGAGATTGATAATGTCAATCGGATTATCTACTAAAGAATTAGCGGACATCAGAACGTCAATCGGTGAATTACTGCCTGACACTTGCTATATCATAGATGTAACTAATACTGAAAACGGATTAGGCGGGTACACAGAGGGAACAGCAATGGCGACAGGCGGGACTATTTCTTGTCGTTTGGATGCGAGGATAATCAACACCTTGAGGAGTAGCGAAAAAGTAGTTGGCGGTGCTATTCAGCCATTCCATCAATTCATACTGACAATACCGCATGATACCACGATAAGCACACTAAATAGGGTACAGAAAGACAGCGATGTTTATAACGTAGTTTCAGTGGATGATGACAAGAGCTGGCGAGGTAGTGTCAGGGTGATATTGGAGCGTATATGAATATTACGTTTACCGTTAGCGTTGAAACAGGCGGATTAGAGAAGATAATTACTAATTGTGTTGAATTACCGCCTGCGATTGTCGAGAAATTTGGCAAGGAAGTAGAGGGATTTTCTAAATCCTATGCGCCAGTTGATACAGGTTTACTGCGCGACACCTTACAAAGTTTCATGGTTGCAGAAGCAACGGCACGCATTCAATCAGATGTGCCATACGACATTTATCAAGAGCTTGGAACTTATAAAATGGCGGCGCAGCCGTTCTTGTCACCTGCTATTGAAACAGGGGCCAGCGAATTCTTATCACCAAGCACTTGGAGTCCACTAATAAAATGAACGTATTAAACGCAGCAATTTACACGACCTTACAAGCAGGAACAGCACTAACGGCATTATTGGCAGGGACGACATCGGCATTTCCGATGAACATATACCATCTGCAAGCACAAGACAACGCACCCTTGCCTTATGTAGTATTTAGCATTCAAGCAGGTGGAGACGAGAATCAAACACCGAAACGGCGCAAGAATAACCTGCTTTACATCAGGGGATATTCTGATACAAGCGCGGCGAATGCAGGAAGTATTGACACAGAGATTGACGCCTTATTGAATGGGCAAGCGATAACGTCTGCAGGATGGGCGAATATTTACACAAGACGAGAGAATGACATAGAACTAATAGAAAACTTACCGAGTGGTGAAAAGATTTATTGCATGGGTGGTTTTTACAGAATGAGAAATGAACAAAATTAGGAGTAATACATGAGTGGATATATAGGATCATCGTTAACAGTAAGTTGGGAGCAGGCGGCGGCAACAACAACATTGACTGGCGATCACAAGAGTTTATCATTAACACCAACAATCGCATTAGTAGATGAAACAGCGGGCGCGGACGCTTATAAAAAGTACCTGCCTGGCGTGAAAGATTACACAGCGACATTTAATGCTAACTTTCAGGCTGGTTCTGGCACAGGCGGCACAGCAACATTTTCAACTGTTGCTATGGGCGAAGTAGGAACATTGGTAATTCAGCCAGAGGGTACGGCTGTACCGAATCAGAAACTTTCACTACCTGCGATTGCGCAAGGGCCGGCATATAGTTGGCCGTATGACAATTTAGGCGAAGTAACCGTGAACTTTCAAGGAAACGGCGCGATTGTAGAAGCGGCAAATAGTTAATAAATAATGGGAGGCCAATATGGCTGACGAAGTTAAATACAAAGTGGCTGCTGATTTCAGCGCGACAATAAAACTGTTTTCTGGCACAGACGTAAAGATAGACATAACTAAAATTGGTATTGGTGAATGGAAGAAAGCACTAAAACCGGAAACGTCTGATGCAGAAGAGTATGAGATTATCGCAAAGGCAACTGGGATAAAGGTTGAAGAAATTGAGAAACTATCACAACCTGACTACCGAATGGTAATTGACGCCTTTATACGGGTTGGGACACAGCCACTAACAAACCCTACCTAAGCAAGCGCGTCTATAACGCGATACTTGGGGACGCGCAGCCATACGAACTAATAGAGTGGACTATGGCAGAGAAATTCGGCTGGACTCTTGAATACATTAACAGCTTGCCATTGAGCAGGTTGTGTGAATATTACCAAGTAGAGGACGGTAAAGCTAAGGGCATAGCTGCGCTTGCAAAAAGGAATAAAAGATAATGGGCTTGATAGGTAGAGTATGGGCTGAAATTGGTGGTGATGCTTCTGGTTTAAAGAAAGCGGCAGGAGAAGGAAAAGTGGCGTTAGAACAATTAGCAAAAGCCGCCGCTTCAATGGGAATTGAGGACGCTTCTGCTGATTTTCTAAAAGCTAACCAGGAAATGTTGTCTGGTCTAAAGGCGTCTGGAGGCGAAGCTAAAAAGGCAGCTTTTAGCTTTACCGAACTAAACCAAGCAATAGAGATTGGCAAGAAGGTGTTTAGGGGACTTCAGCAGGCATGGGATTTTGCATCAGAAGGTGCGCAAATATCCAGTCTGAAAATGGCATCTATTGGCTTGGCTAAAACTTACGGCACAAGCATGACAAGCATTGTAAGCGCAGTCAAAAAAGCGTCATTCAACACTATCACAGAATATGATGCTATGAAATCTGCTAACCTTGCGCTGACAATGGGAATAAGTACAAACGCCGAAGAAATTGGCAACTTGATGGAAATATCTATTATGCGTGGGCGTGCATTTGGTTTATCGGCAGAAGAAGCGTTTGATAGAATAACAAGAGGTATTGGGCGCAGAAGCACAAAAATACTTGACGACTTGGGTTTTACAGCAGATGCAATTACCGCTAACAAAGCGTATGCCGAATCTCTTGGAATATCTACAAAAGCACTAACCAATGAAGATAAAGTTAGGGCATTATTCAATCAGCTATTAGAGCAAGGAAATTATGAATTAGAACAGCAAGGCGGATTAGTTGCTGATGTGTCAACAGTCTATCAATCTGCGGGTGCTGCTTGGAAAGAGTTTTTTCAAGGAGTAAAAGAGGGTGCGGCATATCAGTTTGCTCCGTTAATTGCAGATGACAAACAAATAGTAAATATAAACAAGCAGCGGGCGGCGTTGGCGTTACTTACTGGTGGTTTAGATGACTACACTGCGGCAAGGTGGAGCGAGGATAAAGCCGCTGGAATAATGCCGTTGTCTGGTGGAATAACCCAATATATAGATGAATACCAACAGTCTGTGCGTATGGCTGGACTTGAAAGAATGTCAGAGTTTTACAGGATAAACGCTGGCAATATATCAGAATCCACAGTAGCAACAAAAGAATATAACGAAGCACTTATTATTGAAACTGCGCTCACAAGCAACTTAGCAGAAATTACAGAAGATTATGCGAAAGCCGTAGAATCTGCAGGGGGAAGTAAAGCAAAAATCGCCGCTGCCACAAAGGCCGGTGAGGCTGCTATTGCGACAGACGTATTTGGTATGGCTTTGGCTGGGTTAGATGTTGAAAAAGACAGTGGATTAATTAGGGATTTAGCACTCAATTTTGGTCAGATGACGCAAGAAGAATATCGTGCTGCTGAGGCTATGGAATGGGTAAATCAGGCGTATGACACAGGAAAAATAAAAGCGAATGAATATATCGAATTAACTGACAGGGTTAGTGGCGGTTTAGCAGAAGTAATGAAAGGCGGTAGTTCTGATTATTATGTTCATGTTTGGGTAATTACGCATGGGGGCGGAATGGCTACCGGCATTAACATTGCCAGCGGGGCTGCAGAGATTATGTTTAGGGGTCTTGGGCATATGCACGGCGGAGTTGTTTACGGCGGTCAGCACGGAATGGTTGTACCGCCTGGGTTCGGAAATGACGGTATGCCTGTCATGGTATCAAGTGGCGAGAGATTAGACGTAACCCCCGCGGGGAATAAGACGATTGATAACACGGATATGTTATCCAAATTAGATAATATCGAATATCTACTTGAGAATTTTCCGCGCGCTATCAGGGACGCCGTACAAATGCTATGAGTGCTGAATTAACCAGTTGGGTAATTGAAATTCAGTTTGCGACTGATGTATGGACTGATGTCACAAATGACGTGATGATAAGCGAGCTTATTCGTTCTGATTCAGGTATGCCAGATAACAGCCCGAAAACGAGGATAGCCAGAACTGGCAGGATGCGCTTTTCACTCAATAATTCAACAGGGAATAGTGCAGGATTAGCAGGTTATTATTCACCGGGACATAACAATTTAAGAAGTGGTTTTGCAACAGGAATACCAGTCAGATTCAGAGCCACTTATGACGGTAATACAAGAACGCGCTTTTACGGCAGGATAGCGAAAGACGGCATCAAACCAGATGCGGGTATCTACGGAACACGCAGAACGAAAGTAACTGTACTGGACTGGATGAATCAGGCAGCGACACATAATATCACGCTTCCAGCATATACAACCAATAAGCGCATTGATGAGATTGTCCCCTTGATAATCGATAACATGCCTTTAGCACCATTAGCAACGTTATACGACACGGGCACTCACATATTTCCGTCAGTTTTTGACACTGTAAGAAGCAAGACAAGAGCAATGTCAGAATTATTGAAATTGGCACTATCAGAGTGGTCATTCATCTACCTAACTCACGACAAAGACAATGATGAGATATTACGGGTAGAGAATCAGACAGCGAGGGATAGTTCGATATTGGCAAATATCCCAGATGCTTCTGTGGATGCTGGTTTCTTGTTAATGGAAAGTGGCGATTATCTACTTCAAGAGAATGACGGCAAGTTTATATTAGATGCGAGTGAAGATGCAGACTTCTTCATAGATACAGCCGTTAGACCGTCAATCTCATACGGTAAGAACATGGCTAACTTTGTCACATTGACAGTCAATCCACGAAAGATTGATACATCGGCAACGATTCTTTACCAGACACAATCGGCGTTATCATTGGATGCGGGGGACACAAGAGAATTCACAATAAACTACCGCGACCCAAACAATGAAGCGGTGCGAGTTGCGGCGAAAGGAATAGTGACACCAGTTGCATCAACTGACTATCATCTTGGAACAAGCACGGCAGGCACAGATGATACACTGACCGCAAACTTGGGTACACCAGTGTTTAACTTTGGCGTGAGCGCGGGTTCTTGTTCGTTTACAAATAGCGGAACTGTTGACGGTAATTTATGGGTGCAGGCAAGGGGAACGGGAATCTATTTTTATAGTCCAGTTGACTATAAATCACAAGGTACGGCTTCACAAAAAGAACACGGATTACAGACACTCAATATAGATATGGCATATCAGGATGATCCAAGTGTAGCAGAGCCGATTGGAAACTGGTTGGTGCTTGATGTGAGAGATCCCAGATATGAGGTTGACAAGTACCCGTTCTGGGCGAACAGAGACGATGAACACATGACCGCCTTTATTCATTTAGAGATAGGCGACAGAATACACATACAAGAAACTCAAAGCTCATTTGATAAAGACGTAATAATTGACGGCGTATCTTTTGAAATACACCCGAACAAACTCGTCAAATGCACCTATGCAACAAGAGGCGTAACGGCGTTTAGCGCATGGCAGTTAGAAATAGAGGACTACGGCGAATTAGAGGAAACTACAATATTAGGATAAATTATGGCATTTACCAATCCAAACACACAAACATCCGGACACCTTATCACAGCG